AAACCTATTTTAGCTGATATACATACTGATTTAACATTTGAAGGTAGACATGGTAATAGTATACGATTAGGTAGTAGAAATAAATTTCCGAATGTTATTATAGATAACGGTAGAGGAGAAAGTCAAGGTTTTGAAAGTATAAATGATAGTTCAATTTTTGCAATGTTTCATCAAGGAAGTATTTTAGAACACTTTAGTCCTGAAGATGAGTTTCTAGAAACTGAACCATATCAATTTAAATTTGCTGATGAAGAAAATGAAACACCAACAAACACTTTAAAAACAACATTTACTGCACCATTGGGTAGAGGGTTACCAATTGACGGAGAAACAGATAGTGATATTGAATCTACAATTTATGACTATGCTGGTGCATTTTCTATTTTAAACTCAGATAGAATTATTATAAATGCTAGAAAAGAAAATATGTTTTTAGCTGCTAAAAATCATATACATTTCGGTTCAGGAAATTCATTTACTATTACAAGTGATAAAAATACTCTTATTAATTCAACTGAAAGATTTGATATAAATGCTCCAGAAGTACGATTAGGTTCTCAAAATGATGACGAGACAGAACCAATTGTTTTAGGTGACCAATTAGTTATAAAATTATCTGAATTATGCGTAGAACTTGATAATCTAATTAAAGAAACTGGAAAAATAACGGTAATGACAACTCAAGGTGAATCTAGTCCCCCACTAAATAAAGTTAATTTTTCTAATCCACAAAGTAAAATAAAATATCCTCCACCTATTGGTGTTCCTGCTGGAAGTCTTATTCTAAAAAATATATTAGATTCAATACCAACAAAACCACCATTACCGATAGCAGTCCCATTGATGAAATTAGCAATACAAATGTTTGCATTTAGTATATCCGCTGGTGCACCTGTCGGTACTGGTTTAATTTTTCCTACAAAACCACCACCAGGTATACCACAAATAGATTCAATTTTATCAAAACCAAATTCAAAAGAACAAGTTGCAAAAGAACTTGCGAATGCTATTCACACTTATATGATTGGTGGTCAATATGATGCAACTGGGTTACCACCAGCTGGTTCATTCCCAGGACAATCCGGATATACATCTTGGACTTAAAAACTTACTAAAAACTTTAAAAATTTATATTTATATATGAATAGGTTTATACACAGGAGTCAAAAATGAAAAAATCAGATTTGAAATTAATTATAAGAAAAATCGTAAGAGAAGAAGTTGCTATGGCAATTCACGAGGTAATAACTGAATTAAAACAACCTGTCAATACAAAACAGGTATCTCAACCTAAAACAAAAAATAAAATCGTTGAGAAAAAAGAATACACTAATAATTCAGTATTAAATGATGTTTTAAATGAGACTGCAATGAATGATGAGTGGAAGTCTCTTGGTGGGGGAACATATGATTCTTCAAGAATGAATGAAGTATTGTCTTCTCAATATAAAAACAATACAAATGGAACACAACAATCTGTGACGAATCCAAATGACCCGATGGCACAATTCTTAAACAAAGATTATAGAGAAGTTTTAAAAAAAGTAGATGAAAAAGCAAAAACGACCAGAGCTATCTAGGAGAAAATAATTGGCTTTTATACAAAATTTTACAACAACTAATGTTGATACCGTTGAAGAATTTATTGGATTTCAATTACCATTTACTCTTGCAACTCAAAATTTATCCACTAATACTTTAGAGTCAACAAGAGCAAATATAACGTCACTACTGAGAACAGAAAAAGGTGAAAGAATATTTCAACCAAATTTAGGTATAAATCTTAGAAGACATTTATTTCAACAAATTGGTGCAGAAACATTTGTACAAATAGAAGAGGACGTCATTGAACAAATTGCTACATGGTTACCATTTCTTCAAGTATTAGATGTAACAACATCTGAAGACATAGAAAATAATTTAATCAGAATTGGTGTAAAATATTCGTTCAAAAGTTCTCCACAATTACAAGATTCTGTTCAAGTTCAAATGAATACGGGAGCATCATACTAATGGCATATTCTAATTTCGATAATAAAAATGAATACGAACAATCAGTAACTAATTATACATCTAGAGATTTTAGTTCTATTAAACAAAGTTTGTTGCAACACATTCAGACTTATTTTCCACAAACATATAAAGATTTCAATGAAACTTCACCAGGTATGATGTTAGTTGAATTATCTGCATATGTTGGTGATGTATTGAATTATTATGTAGATGATTCATTCAAAGAACTATTATTACCACTTTCAGAAGACAGACGTAATTTAATTAACTTAGCAAAAATGTCTGGATATAAACCTAGACCTATAGTTCCAAGTTTTGTAGATTTGGATTTTACTTTAACAATTGATGCAGACACTTCTGATTTAGCAGCTGTAAAAGGTAATCAATCACAAAAACTAACTTTAGACAAAGGTATAATTGTAAATTCTACATCTAATCCAGAAATTACATT